GCGGGGCAGGCAAAGCGGGTGGTGCAGGCGGCTCTGGTGGTGGTGGCGCAGGAGCGGCTTCCGGCACTGGCACAGCGGGCACAGCAAACCTTGGCGGCGGTGGTGGCGGTGGAGGTTTTAATGTTAGTGGCGGTGCTGGCGGCGCAGGCGGCTCTGGCGTAGTCATCATCTCTTACGCTGGCTCACAAGCATTTTCTGGCGGCACAGTCACATCTTCTGGTGGCAACACTATTCACACATTTACTTCTAGCGGGTCTTTAACTGGTGGATTTGTTGAATATTTGGTTGTCGCTGGTGGAGCGGGTGGTGGTGGTGGTTCTGGAACTGGCGGTGGCGGTGCAGGTGGATATTTAACTAGCACTACTACTCTAGCAAAAGGCACAACTTACACAGTTACCGTTGGCGGTGGTGGCGCTGGAGGAGTAAGCGCTTCAGGTACAAATGGCAGTAATTCTGTTTTTTCTTCAATCACATCAACAGGTGGTGGTGGTGGCGCTTGTGACGGACTTACAGGGACAGCTGGTGGGTCTGGTGGCGGTGGCGGTTCAGCTGGAAATGCAACAACTTTTGCGGGTGGTGCTGGCACTTCAGGGCAAGGTTTTGCTGGTGGGAGAGGCGGTGGTGCAAGCACTTATTATGTTGGTGGTGGTGGAGGTGGCGCAAGTGTTGTTGGGTCAAACTCATCAGGCACTAATGGTGGTAATGGAGGAAATGGTCTTGCATCTTCAATTACAGGCTCTTCAGTGACTCGTGGCGGTGGTGGTGGTGCAGGCGGCGACCCGACAGGTGGCGGTAGTGCTGGTTCTGGGGGAACTGGTGGGGGTGGTGGACTTAATACAGCGGGAACTGCTAATACTGGTGGTGGAGGTGGAGGAAGAAATCGTGGTGCTAGTGGAAATGGCGCAGCTGGCGGCTCTGGCGTTGTAATTCTTTCCATTCCAACAGTCAGCTACTCAGGCACAACCACAGGCTCACCGACAGTCACAACCAGTGGAACAAGAACAATTCTGACCTACAACAGTTCAGGCTCATACACGGCATAAGGAGAAACAAATGTCACACTTTGCAAAAGTAGAAAACGGAATAGTAGTCAACGTAATCGTTGCTGAACAAGATGTCATTGACTCTGGCATCTTTGGTCATGGATGGGTGCAAACCTCATACAACACGCATGGCGGTCAACACCCAGAGGGCAGACCGTTGCGTAAGAACTACGCTGGCATTGGCTACACCTATGACGAACAAAGAGATGCGTTTATTCCTCCGCAACCATACCCCTCATGGATTATGAGCGAGGAAACTTGCCTATGGTCTGCGCCAACTCCAATGCCTACTGATGGAAAAATGTATAAATGGGATGAGGCTACATTGTCTTGGGTTGAATTTGTAACTGCGGAGTAATCATTGATCCGATCAGCCTACTCTTTGCCGCAAACGCTTGTGTTGCCGCCATCAAGGAGGGTTGTGAGCTTTACAAGCAAGCAAAGACCTCTTTCATGGAGGTTAAGGCTACTGTCGATGAAGCTGTTGGAATCGGAAAAGAAATTTATGGTTTCTGGGGGACGTTGGCAAAACTCTTTGGCGGTTCGCCAACTCCTGTCTCGCCCAAGCCTGTGGCGAAAAAGAAAGACAAATACATCGCTGTTAACGAAACGCAGGTCATGGTTGGAGTTGTCAAAAATCTTACGGAATTCTTCAGAATACAAGAACAGTTAGCAGCCCACATCAGGGAGGAAGAAGAGAAGTCCAGAAACGTCTACGAGCCTGACCAGAACCAAATGGAATCCGCACTGAAGCGGGTTATGGCGCAGGATCAGATGGCGGCGCTGGAGGTGACAATCAGGGAAACAATGGTGTATCAAAGTCCTCCCGAAATGGGTGCGCTGTACAGCAAGGTGTTTGAGATGCGGGATGTCATAGCCGCTGAACAAGAAGCTGCCAGACTTGCACAGGAGCAACGGGAAAAAAGACTGAGATGGCAACGTTACCAAAGGGAAAGAAACCAAAGCCTGCGAGCAGGGGTGGCAGTCCTAACCCTTATTCTTATCCTGTACCTGTGGATGTGGCTCCTGTGGTTGAAACAACTGAGGAGCTTGTGATGGGAATGGTGGGCTGGGTTTTGGCGGTGTTGTTGGTAGCGTTCATGCTGCCGCTGTTGGCGTTCATGTACCTTGATGTGCTGGAGGCAAAGCATGAGGTTAAGCAGCAGCTTGAGAAGGTGGAAAAGCTGCGCCGGGAAGTTGATAGGAAGAATCGGAAAGCTCCAGAGGAATTCAAGGACAACCCGCTTTTTGATCGAAGGAAAAAACATGACTAAGCAACTTGAGAAAGATTCAGAGTACGACAAGTTTGACACCGACCACGATGGCGTGGTGACTGACGTTGAACTGTCTCGGTCTGAGCGCATGATTCAGATTGAAAACCTTGACAAGATGGCTGACCAGCAAAGGGTCATGGCATGGGCAGCTTTAGGCGCACCGCCTGTCTTGATTGCATTTCTTGCATCTACTTGGGTGACCCTGGAGAAGGTCAACGCATTGAGCGGCTTGACCACCACCTATTGCGCAGCAATGGGTACGATTGTGGTGGCTTTCATGGCAGCACAAGCGTATGTGCGTGGTAAGGCAGAGGCATGAGTATCTTTAATCCGTACATCCTGCTCGCTGTTGTGCTTGCCATTGTTGGCAGTTTTGGCGGCGGATACTGGAAAGGCTCAAAAGATGAGGTAACTCGTCAGCAGTTGGAAATTGCTGCTTTAAACGCAGAAGCCAGGCAGAAAGAACAGGCGCTGCTGTCAGCCGTCACCACCCAAGCAACCAAACTTCAAAAGGCCAATCAAGATGCAAAACTTATTGCAAAAGAGCGTGATGCTGCTATTGCCTCTGGCGCTCTCAAGCTGCGGATTCCTATCCAAGCCCCCGTCTGCCCCGTACAAACCGCCGGAGATTCCCCCGCTCCCGCCGGAGATAGCGTTCAAGCAACAGCCGAATTTGACCGAGAGACTGCTCAATCTCTTGTCGCCATCACCGACAAAGGAGACGAAAACACCCGTCAACTCAACGCCTGTATCGACGCCTACAACATCATCTACCAAACCCTAAGGAGTAAATGATGCAACTGACCGCCAACTTCTCTTTGCACGAACTGACCAAGTCCGAGACCGCCCTGCGCATGGGCTTTGACAACACTCCCGGCGAAGCCGAGACAGAGAGCTTGCGCTTGCTGTGCGAAAAGGTTCTCCAACCCGTTCGCGACCATTTTGGTAAGGGAGTCAAGGTGAACTCAGGCTATCGCAGTCCTGAGTCCAATGCAGCGGTGAAAGGCTCAAGTACCTCAGACCATTGTTTTGGCCGAGCAGCCGATATTGAGATACCTGGTGTCCCCAACGCGGAACTTGCTCAATGGATCATGGATAATCTGGACTACACCCAGTTGATCTTGGAGTTCTACACTCCGGGTATACCCGATAGCGGCTGGGTGCACGTGTCGTTTGACCCGGCCAATCTTAAGAAACAAGAGTTGACCGCCATGAAAGTCGCTGGTAAAACACAGTATGTCCCTGGATTGATGGCCTGAGATGAAAGCAAAACCCAAAAAATCTACTGTCAACGCTGCGGGCAACTACACAAAGCCCACTCTGCGCAAGAAGATTGTGTCTCAGGTAAAAGCCGCCGCGACACAAGGCACTGGCGCTGGGGAATGGTCCGCCAGAAAAGCCCAGCTTGTGGCCAAGAAATATAAGGCCGCTGGCGGCGGGTACAGAGATTGAAAGCTCCACAGACTTCCCTTAAAAACTGGGGCGACCAGAAGTGGCGCACTAAGTCGGGGAAGCCTTCGTCAAAAACAGGTGAGCGGTATCTCCCTGAGGCAGCTATCAAATCTTTGTCCTCTGCTGAATATGCAGCTACGACCAAGGCCAAACGCAAAGGCAAGGCGGCCGGAAAGCAGTTTGTAGCTCAACCAAAGAAGATTGCAAAGAAAACCGCAGGATTTAGATAAGCCATGGCACTCGCACGAATAGTTCTCAAACCTGGTGTAGACAAACAAAACACTGAGTACGGCGCTGAAGGCGGCTGGATTGATTCGGACTACGTGCGTTTTCGTTATGGCCTCCCTGAGAAAATAGGCGGCTGGACCCTCTTTAATCAGGTCGCTCAATACCTTGTTGGCCTGGTCAGTGAGATATATACCTGGAACGGTTTGGACGGTTCTCCCTATATGATCATTGGGACGAACAGAAAATTATATGCATTGAATGGTTCTTTGATAGGGGACGTCACACCTATACGTAGAACAGCGGTTGGAGTTACTTTTGACACAGTCAATACCTCCACTACGGTCACGGTAAACGACACTGCCCATGGATGTATCGTGGGTGATTTTGTAACGCTCTCCAGTGTGACAGGCAATCCAGGGGGCATCTCCAACGCCAGTCTGACAGGTGAATTTGAGGTCCAGTTGGTCCCAAATGCCAACGAATACACCATTGTTTCCCCTGCCGCTGCCACGTCCACAGTTAACGCCGCAGGCACTGCGGATGCTGCCTATCAAATTAACGTAG